CTCCGGGTTGAGGTGCGCCCGGAACAGGGGATACTTGAGGAGCAGCGGGTCGGCCGCCGCGCCTTCCTCGCCGTTGATCTCCATCAGCTCGGCGTTCCCGATGATCAGGACGTCCAGGTCGACGAAGTTGGTGGTCGCCGTGATCGGGATGGACACGGCACCCACGACCCCTCCCGCTCCGGCCTTCACCGTGGTGGCCCCGTGCGTGCCCGTCTTCTCTCGGATCACACCCACCTGGGTGACGTGCGACCAGAGCTCTGCCTTCCGAAGTGTGCGAGCCATTGTCTTCTCCTCGCGGTGAAAGCGCCCTCTGGCGCCGGGGTGCTAGGTCCTATGCCTTGATGGTGATCCGCCCGCGGCGCAGCGCGATCGCCTGGCCGGGCCCCTCGCAGTCCTGGTGCGCGCCCACGAATCCCTCGATCGCCGCCGCTGCGGTCGCCGGCATAGCGCGTGGCGGCAGGAGTCCGGTCTTGCCGCAATGCCGGCACAGGAGTACGCCCCGTCGCTGACTCACCACGATGAACGGGCATTCGTTGTGAAACAGATCCCGCTCCCGGATCGGCCCCGGCGCGGCGGCGTGACCCCGAGCGAGACTCATGCGAGCTTCACCTGGATTAGGAGTTCGAGATCCACGCGCTGCAGCCCATCCTTCAGGTTGAGGTCCGTGGCGGGCAGATAGCGCTTGATGGGCAGGCCGACCGGGCTCGCATCGAGTCCCTGGGCGTAGAGGTTCGTGTGGGTCACGATGGCCACCAGGCGCGCGGCCAGATCTTCCGCCACCGCCATCCCGCCCGCCGCCAAATCGGCCAGGCAACTGAACTGCACCCGCGGCTCCCAGTGCTCTCCCGAAATGGCCGTCAGCGGCTCGTCCACGATGAACAGTCCGATCACGGGGATCGGGGCCTCGGGCAGCGATTCCCAGTCCACCAGGATATCGGTGGTGCGACCGCAGAGTGTCTGCAGCGTGGCATCCGCCGTCACGATCGTCACGAGAGCCTGGCGCAGGGACTTCACGAGCCGAACTCCCGGCGCGAGGCCCGCTCCGCGGCCTTCTTCCTGAGCTCGCGCACGCCGCGCGCCCGCATCTTCGCGAGTACGAGAGAGGTCATCTGCCCCTTCACTTCGTCCAGCGCCGGCCGCATGAATGGGCGCGGCTTGAGCACGCGGTTCCTTCCGATGTAGCCGAACTCCAGAGCTGGGGCCTGTGGCAGCCTGGTGCCCACGCGGACCTTGTCGCCGCGCTTCGACTTCCGGCGCCGGATGACCCGATGGCCAATCGACCCCAGGAGCTCACGGGTAAGCACCGCCGGCGGCTCGCCGGGTGCCGAGGGACCGCCGCCGCGACTCAGTTGTCGCTTGATCGCGCCCTCGAGCACGATCCCTGCGGCAAGCAGGACATCGGTCGATTCCCGGTCGACGGGCAGCGCATCGAAGCCGCCTCGTAGGAAAGTCATGATGTCCGGCATCAGCCGACCTGCTGCTTCGTGAGCAACTGGAGCTCCACCCTGCGCCCATCAGGATCCAGCGCGGCCAGGAGGTCATAGACCGAGCCCGCGTGCGTGAGCCGCATGGTCTTGGGATCAAGGCCGGCGCGGTAGCGGATCCGCCAGCGCGTATCGACGTCAGCGCGCAGCCGCTCCCCGATGAACTGCTCGCGGCCGGTGAGCTGCTGCTTCGCCGCCCAGACCGTGCAGTGAACCGACCAGGTCGGCACCCGCTCTCCGACCGCGTTCTGCGCGCTCGTCTTGCGCTGGATCGTGACCCGCTGGTTCAGGTCCCCGGCGCGCAGCACGGTTCAGCCCGGGTCATGGGTCTGGAAGCGGGCCGGCGGGGCCGGCGAGGCGAGAGGTGCCGAGTATGCGTTCACGCGCTCCCTGCTACCGGATGTTGAGGCCCGCCGGGGGCTCGTCGCAGACGAAGAGGTGGTAGACCGCCTTGCCGTCCACGAGCTCTTCCGCCGGCGGGAAGACCTGCACCGCCCACTTCCCGGGGTACGCCGCCGCGAACCTCTCCCACACCTCGCGCCAGCCCAGCGGCCGATACCCTGGCGCGAAGATCTTGATCAAGAGGACCCGGCCGAGCGCGGAAGGGCGAAACCCGCGCTCGGTCAGGACCAGGCCATCCCCTCGGCTAGTCGTCGGCCGAGGCCGTACCGATCAGCGCCCCGCGCTCCGGGCCGACTTCGATGTACTCGTTCCGGAACTGCGCGCAGGCCAGCGCGCCACCGTTGCCCGCGATCGCCGCGGCGATGGTGGCCAGGTTCGAGAAGATCGAGTTGTCGGCGATGACGCCCGTCGTGGCCGTCAGAAGCTCGATCCCCGGCTGGGTGTCGGAGACCAGGAGGTTTCGCCGGATCAGGACCCGCGTCGAGAGCGTGGTGTCCCCGTTGATCGGGGCCACCGAGGCCGCGCCCAGAGACTCGAGGTAGCAGTCCTCGATCAGGACGTCGTCGCTCGCCCCGGTGAGCTTGACGCAGGCGACGTTGCCCGCGACGGAGGCGTGCTGGAGGTGCTTGCAGCGCCGGACCACGGTCCTGGTGCAGCCGGCCTTCATGTCGATCCCCACAACCATCTCATCGACGCCGGCGCCGTCCTCGCCCGGCAGGATCTCGATGTCCTCGAGTACCGTGTCGAGCGCGCCCGCCATGACGTCGATGCCGACGAGCACCGCCGTGACCGAAGGCAGGAGCACCAGGTTCTTCAGCATGCAGCCCGAGACGGAGATGTCGATGCTGGCGTTAGCGTGGTCGAAGTCGATCCTCGGCCGCAGCGAGCCCTTGCCGAGGCCGATGATCTGGACGCCGATCACGTCGACGGCGATCTGGGCGTCGCCCAAGTTCTCGTTGTGGCCCGGCATCACGTAGATGATGTCGCCTTTGCTCGCCGTGCACTTCGCGATCGCGTAGTCGATCGTGGCGCAGGGCGCGTCTGGACTGGTGCCGTAGCCCGCAGCATCCGACCCCGTGCCGGAGTGGACGTAGAAGCGGGAGCCGGTGGTGAGCGACATGTCCTCGATGGCGAACAGCCCACCGGGGTTCTGGCTCGAGTAGAGCGCGGTACGGGGGGGCATGGGCGTCAATCCTCCATTGCGCGGGCGATGCGCGCGCCGTTACGAGACGTAGTCGGCCGTCAGGTCGGCCCGCGGATAGAGCGGCTCGCTCCGGATGAACACCACGGCGGCCTGGTCATCGGCGTGGTTGCAGTCCACCCACACCCCGACGTGCGTCGCCGTGGGCAGCGTCTCGTGGATCTGCTCCACGTTGCACTCCAGGCAGACCGAGTCGTTGAGTGCGTTGGGCAGCGAGCCCATCGCGTGCGTCACGACGGCCACGCCGCCGGTGCCGGCCGCGTCCGTCGCGCCGTAGATCGAGAAGGCGATGGGGCCGCTGCCGCCCAGGATGGCGGTCGTGAGCTGCGCGAAGAAGGCGCGGAAGTGGGCGATCGGCAGGCACTTGGCCGATGCGCCCTGCGGCTGCCCGAGGTCGACGAGCTGCGCCACGCTCGCGTCCGCCGGGTTGAAGATCACCGTGCGGATCTCCGCGTTGGCGCGGATGTGCATGGCGGTGGTGGATGCTACGGCCATTGTCAGTTCTCCTTCACGGTTCAGGCCCGGGGGCGCGAAGCTCGCGCCCCCGAGTCGTGGTCAGTTACCGCGCATCCAGTACAGCGAAAGGCGAGAGAGTGGCGGCGGACTTGTTCGGCGTGAGGGCCGTCCTCCACCAGGGCGCGCCGGCATTCCGGAGCCACAGCTTGAAAGCCCGCTCGTGGTTCACGAACCGCACGTGCATGGACTCCGCCGACTGCAGCGGCTGGTAGAGCCCGTCGAGGTACTGCGACCAGTTCGCGAGGATCAGGTCGCCCTGATCTCCGACGGTCGCCGCGAACTCGGTGTAGAAAATCGGCCGGCCGAGCAGCATGTCGGGCCGGTCCTCGACGACACTGGTCTGGTAGACCAGCGCTCCCGCGGCGCCGATGCCGATCGACAGGCCGGCGAGCTGCGGGTAGGTGTCCTGGTTGGCGAGCCAGATCGCCTGGCCGTAGCCCCAGCACCTCGCCCGCATCTTGATCACGTTGGCCGTGACGATGGTGTCGGCGACCTGGCCGGCCTCCTTGGCCACGCTGACCGTCGGCCCGAGGCTCGAGGCCGCGAGTGCGGTCAGGATGCCGAGGTACTCATCGCCGCCCTTGCCGCGCAGCTTCTCCATGAGCATGTGGGCGGGGAACTGCGTCTCGAAGCCGCGCTGCACCAGGGCGATCACCGTCCTGGGCGAATCGGCCAAGAGTTCCTCGGTGGTGTAGTTCATCCCGAAGAGGCTCGCGGCCCGCATCTTGATCATCTCCATGGCGCCGCGGCTCGCGGCAGCTGCCGCAGCCTCGGCCCGGCGTGCCACCGTCAGGCCGCCCGAGACGCTCGTGGTGTGGTCCTTGTCCGTGCGTGCTTCGATCTCGACGGAAGGGGTCTCCATCGGGATGGGGAAGGTCCGGCCCGCCGTGGGGTCGCCCTCGAAGCCGACCTGTAGCATCCCGGCGATCCGGGTGGTCTGGACGGCGAACCCGCCGTAGCGGTCGTCGTACTCGCCCTGCTCATCGGAGCCGACGGCCGCCTTGAGGCCCTGGGGCGTGAAGGCTACGGGCAGCATGAAGGCCAGTTCTCCCGCGGCCTTCTTGTCGTCCTTGTCGAAGACGGCGAGCAGCCGGAGCCGCTCGTCCGTGACCTCGGCCCTCTCGCGGAGCCCGCTGTTCTCCAGCACCGCCGTGAAGAACTCCCGCGGAGCGCGGAAGCCCCTCTGGGCAACGTCGTCCTCCGCGCGGAGCCGAACCCTGCCGCCCGGGACTGCTCCCGTACCGTTGCCCGCCGAGATGGTCCTGGCGGGAGCGGTGCGCTCGTACTCCTCCTGCTGCTCGGCCTGGGTATGGGAGACTTTGAGCGCCGCGCGCTCCGTCTGGAGCTTCTCCCACTGGCCCGTCTGCTCCACGCTCAGGGGCCCGTCGCCGGCCTCCATGTGGATCGCGGACATCTGCGCTGTCACCGCGTCGATCTTGGCGGCGAACTTGTCGGCGCGGCTCACGAACGGCGCGGCGAGGACGGCCATGGCCATCACCAGCCCGGAGCTCGAGGGCTCGGTCAGCGCGGCGAGAAGATTGTGCAGCGGTGAGATCGAGGGTGTGGCGTGGGCCATGACCTGCGCGCTGAGATCCGGCCAGAACACCGTGGCCATCAGCAGCAGGGTGACCATGAGCCCGGCGGCCCGGCCGATCCATCTGAGGGTGTTGCGCATGTTCCGCTCCCGATGCTGAGAGCGGACGGAGACACACGAGGGGCCTGCGGGCTGGCGCGAGGACCGGACAACAGAAAGCGGACGGAGACCGCGCCGGAGCCCGAAGCTCCGTTCGCATGTCAACCGCCCGCTACCGCGTGGCTGGTGACCTGATCGCTTGTGTACTGTGTCGGCCCGGCTCTCGTCCGTCGCCTACCGGCGGGCGGCTCTCAAGCCCTCCGATGTCTACGCCCCTACAGTAGCGCTTCCCGGTCAGAAATCAAGAGCGAGCTCCCGGGCCCGGCCTTCGGCGCTCGGTCCGCCGGAGCGCTTGATCTTGCCCGCCAGTCGCGCGAGCGCGTCCTCGAACGTCCCGATCCGGTCGGCCAGGCCGGCCTTGAGGGACTGCTCGGCGCCGAGGACCCGGCCCTCGCCGTAGCCGGAGCGCACGTTCTGCTGGGTGTCTCGCCGATGGGCTGCAACCGCCCTGATGAACCACCCGTAGACCTCGTCCACGCGCGCCTGCAGGACCGCTTGAGCTTCCTCGCCGAGCGGCGCCCAGGGCGCGCCCTCGAGCTTGTACCTGCCCGCCGAGACCGGCGTGATCACGATGCCGTCCTGCTCGAACGCCTTGGACCAGTCCTCGTGCGCCGTCCAGACCCCGATCGAGCCGGTCTCCCCGCTCGGCGTGACCCAGATCTCGTCTGCCGCCGAGGCGATCCAGTACGCGGCCGAAGTCATCAAGCTCCTCGAGAGGGCCAGCATCGGTTTCGAGCCTCGCGCCGCCATAATCTTGGCCGCCAACTCCGGTACTCCGGTCACCGTTCCGCCGGGAGAGTCGACATCGAAGAGGATGGCGCTGATCGACCGGCTCGCCAGGGCGGCCTCGAACTGTGCGCCGATCTCGTCCGTCGAGATGCCGAGACTCTGGGGGTGCTCGGCGATCAGTCCCTGGATCGGGATCACGGCGATCTCGCCGTCCGTGGGAGTGTTCCGGCTCCGCTGCGCCGCGGTCTCGATGCCGAGCTCGGTATGCAGGGTGGCCCCGTCGAACAACTCGCCAGCGAGCTTCCTCTGGAAGAGGGCGACCAGTCGGCGGCCGACGCGGGGCTCGATCAAGAGCGGCTCGCTGAGGGCCCGCAATAGGCGGGGGATCTGGCTCATGGCATACTCCTCTATGCGGCGCGGGCTACGGCCGCCGCCGCTCGAAAGGTCTCCTCGATCAGCGCCGCGATCTCCGCGTGCCGGCCCTCCAGCCACCCAGCGGGAACCCCTTCATCCCCCAGAGCCGCGAGAGCGGTCCGTTCGATCCGCGCCGCCGCCTGCTGCACCGCCCAGGACTCGATTCCGTACTGGATAGCCAGCGGGGCGAGAACCCGCTCCACATAGCCCCGATGCTTGCCGTAGAAGCGAGCTGCCCAGGCGGTGAAGGCCGGTCCGCCGGCGTCTGCGCCGGCCGGCCGCTCCACTTCCCGAATCTCGGCGTTGGCGATCCGGTCGATCGCGTCCGCCAGGAGTGGTCCGGGTATGACGCTCGCCTCGGTCTCGTCCGGCCCCGGCCCTTCCGGCACGGAGGGCGGGGGCGCATCGCCCGAGCGGCGCTGTGGGTTGTTGGGGGCCGCTCCCGTCGGCGTCTCCTGGTACTTGTCGCCGCCTGGATCCGTGCGCGGGTTCCGGTTGAGGAGCGCGCGGCCCTCGTTCGGGCTGAGCAACCCCTGCTGCCGCTGGATCGCGATCGCCTGCACAACGCTCAGGAGGTCTCCCCTTAGGAGCTCCTCGTACG